TACGGGCACCATGTACCAGAAGGGCGGCAGCGTCAAGAAGTACGCCACTGGCGGCTCGGTGTGTAGGGGCATGGGCGCGGCCACTAAGGGCGGCAAGTATAGCATCCGCTGATGGCTACTTCCGGGACAACCAATTTCAGCCTGCCCCTCGATGAATTGCTTGAGCAGGCTAGCCTCCGAGTTGGGGGCGAACCCACACTAGGAACCGAGGCTCGGACATCCCGGCGGGCCTTGGATCTTCTTTTCACGGATCTGCAGAATCGCGGTATCCTTCTCCACACTTTGGAGCAGGTGCTTGTCACTCTTACGCAGTATCAGGTAACGGTTACGTGCAGCGCCGATACTTTGGATGTGTTGGATGCGGTAGTTCGGCGGACTAATACCGATTTGATGATGACCCGAATCGGCTACGGGGAATACCTCGATATCCCCCGCAAGTCTCAGATGGGGCGGCCGACTCACTTTTTCGTTAACCGGCAGCGGGATTCTACTCTTATTTACCTGTGGCCTGCGTCGCAAAACAATACTGATATCTTGGTCTATTGGAAGATGCGGTTCGTGCAGGACGCAGGAAAGCTGTCCAATGACCCGGATATGCCGCGCCGCTTCTGGCCCGCTTTGGTTGCCGGTTTGGCTTACTACCTTGCGTTGAATCGCGGGATGCAATTTCCCATGGATCGTCTCGCTATGTTGAAGGCAGAGTACGAAGACCAACTTTCCCACGCTACAGACGAAGATAGGGAGAGGGCTACCCTTCGTATTGTCCCTAGGTATCGGTGACGCCATGGGACAATTTGCATCCGGCAAACATAGTTGGAGTCTTTGCGATAGGTGCGGCTTTCGCTTCCGGTACCTTCAGATTCGTACCGAGATCGGAACCAAGTGGCGCGTCTGCAGCACCTGCAACGACGGTCAATTCAACTTAGTTTCCCATCCGCAAAATAGGCCGCCGCCCGTTTTCCCGGATCCCCAGGCTTTGCGGTTCCCCCGGCCGGATGTCAACTTGGCTCAAAGTGCCAATCTTGACGACGAGCAGCAGCTTCCGTTGGATGAGAGTGGACCGGGGACGCCCTGATGTCTATCGTGTCTGGAGATCGTGTTAGAGAATTTTCGAACACGATGGGGCCCGGGAACATCTATCTGCAGGGGGCGGTACGGACCTACAGGCGATTTTCGGATGGCGTTGGTGTTGGCAACCAAACCTATTACGCCATCGTCCATAGTACCCTCAATCAGTATGAGGTGGGCCTCGGTACCGTCATCACGGTGGGGGCCCTCTACTATCTGCAGCGCGATTCCGTAATTGTTTCTTCCAATAGCAACCAGTTTGTAAATTTCTCTGAGGGCATCAAACAGATCTCCACGGTTTACCCGGGGACCCAATTCGATCTCATTTCTGGCTATGTTTCCGCTACCCAGGGTTACGTGGTGGCAGCTTCTGCCTACGCGACGCAAGCTGCGCAGCAGGCATCGATTGCTGAAGTCCACGCGAATGCGGCTCAGGCGTATGTGGTTACCGCCCAGGTGGAAGCCAACGCGGCGGCAAGTCTTGCGGCAGTAGCTTCTGCTTTCGCAACGCAGGCACAGACGGCCAAAACTTCTGCGGAAATAGCGGCAGCCCAATCTTTTGTGTACGCTACCTCGGCGTCTGCCTTTGCTACTCAAGCGGGCGCTTTTGCCAATACTGCGTCGGTGGCTGCTGTATCCGCCAACAATGCTGCATCTTTGGCTAATGTTTATGCCAATGCGGCATCTGTCACTTATGTCAACGTAGTTTCCGTAGCCAATTATGTATCGGCAGTAGCTGCGGGTGTTTCCTCTGTTGCCGACCAAGTGTCGGCAGCGCAAGCTGCAGCGTCTGCCGCTTTGGTTTACAAGGCTTCTGCGTCGGCTTTTGCCACGGATGCCGCAAACTACGCATCCGCCGCTTTGGTCTACAGGGCATCGGCGTCTGCATATTCTACAGAAGCCGGGGGCTACGCTTCCTTGGCGGCCATCTATCGCACTAGTGCAAATGCGGGGGCCAGTCTTGCCGCCTATTATGCAGATATTGCGAGTGTCGCAGGGTTGCAAGCTGCGGCAGCAGCTTCGTCTGCGGCAATCTATGTCAATCAGGCTGGGGTTGCTGCCGCTTCCGCTGCCCTTGGCGCGAGTCAGGCAGGTACTTTCGCTAACATTGCCTCTATCGCCGCTGTCTCCGCCAACAATGCCGCTAGTATCGCTAGCGTACATGCAAATACGGCATCTATTGCCGCAGTATCCGCAAACAACGCAGCTAGTATCGCAGGAGTTTTTGCGGCGTCAGCTTCAGCGTTTGCGTCTGCCGCATCTCGGGACGCCTCCCTTGCTTTCATTTACCGGACATCTGCGTCTGCATTCGCTACTTCCGCTGCTGCTGATGCTTCTTTGGCGGCAATCTACAGAACTTCCGCCAACAATGCGGCCTCCATCGCGGGGGTATTCGCCGCATCTGCGTCAGTCGCCAACGTGTCTGCCCAGGCAGCGTTATCTGCGTTAAATGCTCGAATAACTTTTGGAACTGCCGTGCCTACGGGGGGTTCTAATGGAGATATTTACTTCCAGTATACTTGATAGTCCCCTCACTTTCCGATAGAATGAGGCCATCATGCCAGTGACAATTTCCCTGTATAACCACACGGCGCGGCGTTTTGCGGATGGCAGTAATTCCTCCGCAGACACCTATAAAGTGTCTATGTACACTTCCGTTGTTTTCGACGCCACCAATACGACGTTGGCCTCCGCTGGGGGAAACGAAACTACGGGGGGTACAGGCTATACGGCAGGCGGCCAGATTCTAGCTAATGTCACTGTCGCAACAGTTACCACCAACGATGCTAGATTTGATGCGGATGATGTAACGTGGACTGCCACAGGTGGAAACATTACGGCATCGTTTGCCATTATTTACAACGATACGGATGCCAACGACCCTCCTCTGGCTTTCATTAATTTCGATGGTAGCCAGACTGCAGGATCGGGTACGGACTTTAAGATCGTGTGGGATTCCAGCGGCATCTTTGCCTTTACGGTGGCCTAATGGCTGACAATGTCGGCATAACCCCAGGCTCCGGCGCAACTGCTGCCGCCGACGACATCGGCGGTGTCCTGTACCAGCGTGTCAAAATTGTCACTGGCACCGACGGCGTTGCGGATGGCGATGTCTCTTCTGCCAACCCGATGCCTGTCCAGATGCCCGGCGTCACGGCAGATGATCCCCTTCCCGTCCGCCTCGATCAGGGCCCAGAGGCCATTATCAGCACCAATGGGTCACTGCAAGTTGACGCGACGCAGTCTAATGAGATGTCTGCGGAAAGCCTCAACGCCCGCAACGCCGCGCTGCGGGGCGACGAGCCTGTGCAGATGGTGGGGCTGCATCCGTCGTATCCGCTGCCCATCGACACGGCGACCCCCCTGCCCGTGGCGGCACAAGCTCCCACCGGGGAATGGGTTTCGATTCCGGTTGTTGTTCCGAATGTTCCTGAAGCAACCGTTGTTACTTTTCCAACTTCTACCCCTAGCAAGACGAGTCCGATATGGAAAGGAACAGATCGTTTAGTTCCAGTTGCAGTCGATCCTAATTTTGTGTATTCGCACAAACGATTTGCGCCGTATACTGTCTTTAACACAGGCGTTCATGCTCGATATGTGTTTGATACGATAGGCTACAGCGTCGCGCAGATTTTGTATATTAAGGGAGGACTAAATATAGTAGGGGTAGAGTTTACAAATGACTTTACGTTGGGAAATTGGGTGCAATACTCTTGGTACGTCCAATCCGGAGGGGTAAGTAGTGGTAGCGGTCAGTGGCAAGGAGGCATCAACCCATCGGGGGTGTACCAAATTATCGTTCCGTGTTTTGCTCGGTACATGAGGCTTCAGTCCAACGTATCCAATCCACAAACAGATACGATAACAGTTACGTTAATGAATGGGGTCCAGATTCCGTTTACAAGTACTGCTGCAAATATAACTGCAATCGGTGGAACAGCGGTTACTGCCGCGTCTGCGCAGCTTGGCGTTAACGCATTTGGCCCCACCGCTTCTGGTGCTGCGCACAGCACCAACAACCCCGTGCAGATGTCTGGCTCGGACGGCACCAACGTCCGCCGCATCCTCACTGACACCAGCGGCAACACCCGCGTCGTCGGCCCTCTGGCGGCGGGCACCTCGCTGATCCCTCCGACCAATGCCGCTTTCGCCCCCGCTCTGATGGGCATTACGGATCTGGAAGGCAGGGTCCGGCGCATCACCGGAGATGTGCGCGGCCGCCAAGCTGTGACGCTGCCCGACGCCACCGCTGCCGATGACGGCATTATCGACGCCCTCAACAACGTGGTGCGTGAGTTGAAATTGTTGAACGCGAAGATCACGGATCTTCCCTACTGGCTAGGCATCAACTCGGTGATGCCGGATGACGGCCAATCTTTCCGAGATGATCCCACTCTTTTCAATAAGTAAGGAGCCTAGCTATGCTTGTTCAAGGTACTACCGGCCCGGTCAATTTCGGCGACGGCGTCAACCCGTCCGTGCGGCAGGGACGCCAGGGCGATGTTATCGTCTCCGCGTTGCATGGTCGCTACTACGAGCAGAACTACCGCAACAACGTCTACTTCACCGGCCACACGGCGCTGACGGCGCTGTCTGCCAACACCATCACGCTGACTGCCACGACGACGCCGATTCTTGGCATTTACAATCCGCTGTCCAGCACTGTCAACGCCGTGGTTCTGCAGGCTATGCTGAATGTCGTTCCCAACAACTTAACGTCAGGCGCGGCGCCGGGGGCTTTTGTGTGGGCAGTTTCCACCGGCAACGGCGTAATCTCGACTGGCCTCACCCCCTACAATGCCAAGACCCTGATTGCCGCCGGTTCTCAGGTTCGTGGTTTTGCTGGTGCCACTGCGCTGACGGCCCTCACAAACAACCTTGTGGTTGCTGCCGGTTCGCAGCTTCCCAGTCCCAGCGGCCTTACGTATACGACGTTGGCCAGCACTGCCCTTCTGCCCTCTTACTCTGGTCGTGAGGATCTGGATGGCAGCATCATCATTCCGCCCGGTGGTGTCCTGGCCCTTCTGAACACCACCTCGTCTACGGTCTTCAGTGCTGTTGGCCGCCTGACTTGGGAAGAAGTCCCGGTCTGATCGTGATGAGCATCGACTATCTTCTGGTGATCGCGGAGCGGCGCCTAGTCCAACTGGAGTTGGCTAGGCGCAACTCGGAGCAGACCGGCGATCTGGATGCCGTGATGTCGCTCGACGTCCAGATCATTGAGACGCAAACGACAATCGCCAAATTGAAAACGCTAGTGAACTAACTGGTGGCCGGGTCGGGCGCAGTCGCTTGATCCGGCCAGACTTTTGACGGTGGCGGGCTGACGCATGTCGCAACTGCAAGGCCTTACGTTTCTTTTTTCGCCGCTGCTGGGTGGCGCTGCCGGTACTGTCGCCTGCCCTGCTGCCCAAATTTTTCTGGTAGCCAACGCGCCGCAGATCGCGGCTGGGAAGTCCATCTCGGTTCCGGCGGCTACCGTCACATTGGCAGGTGTTGCCCCCCTGGTGGGGACCGGGAAGTCCATCGCCGTACCGGCCGCTCCTGTCGTGTTGGCGGCCCAGGCGCCGCAATTGGCGCTAAGTACGTCGATCCAGGTTCCGGCGGTGACAATCGATCTCGCCGCATCTGCTCCCGTTATCTTAGTTGATCGGTTGGTATTCGTCCCGGCAGCCTCTTTGGGAATAGCAGGGGCAGCTCCCCAAGTCGTAAGTGGCAAAACGCTTGTCATCCCTTCGGCTTCTATTGGGGTGAGTGGAAATTTTCCAGCGGTCAATTCCGGAAAATCAATCAACACTCCACCTGCTGCAATATCACTGGCAGCAAATGCCCCGGTTATTGGGCTCGGTACCAATATCTTCTGCCCCAACGCGCCCATCGCAGTTACTGCTTCGGCTCCGCAAATCTTCGTCAATCGAATTTTCGATATTCCGTCGGTTCCCATCGTCATCTCTGGGATTGCCCCCATCCAGGTGGGATCTACCAGGACTCAGGCATGGGTTAAAATTTCGGGGGTGTGGCGGCAGGCCACCGTTTGGCTTAATGTTGGGGGGACCTGGAAAGTCGTCAGATCTTATGTTAAAGTGGGAGCTTGGAGGTAACAATGGCTACCACTTACACCAACCTGTATAACAGCATCATCGATGCTACGGAAAACGAGGACCCAGAATTCGCGGCCCGAATCCCCACTTTTGTGGATCAGGTTCGGATGCGACTTGCCCGGGACATCGACACTTACGGCTTCGTCGTATACGCCACCGTTTCCGCGTCTGCTGGTAACCCCCTGCTTACCCTCCCCGCAGATTCTCTGATCGTTAAATCTCTCAACTACATCGACTCCGGTTCCTACAGCCAGTTGATTCTTCGAACCGATGAATTTCTCCGTGAATACTGGCCGGTGCGGACTTCCATTGGGGTTCCCAAATACTACGCCAAGCGGGGACACGACACCATCCTCCTGGCTCCCGCGCCCGCATCTTCGGCCGCCATCGAAATTTCCTACGTTCAGATCCCCGTCTCAATCGGGTCCGTGGGTACCTCCACCAATTGGCTTACCGATTTCGCCCCCGAGGCCCTCTTCTACGGGTGCATGCACGAAGCTAACATGTTCATGAAGAACTATCAGGCTGCCAGCATGTGGGAATCTAAGTACCAGGATGCCGTGGCCAAGCTTCGCAACGAGGCGCGGCGTACCCGCCAGGACGACAACCTCAACAATGCCTCCCCTGCCGGAGGTGACAACACCCTGCAAGGAGGCGTCTAATGCCCTCTACATATTCATCCTCCCTCCGCCTGGAGTTGATGGCGACCGGGGAAAACTCCAATACCTGGGGCGGCAAGACCAATAACAACCTCAATCTTTTGGAACAGGCCATCACTGGCTACGAGGCCATCACCCTCGCTTCTGCCTCTTCCACCTATTCTCTTTCCGTCGCGGATGCTTCTGCCTCCCCGGGGCGCAATGCCTTCATCGAATTCAAGGGTACCGTCGCCTCCGCCATTAGCATCGTTATCCCTGACATCGAGAAAGGCTACTGGGTCAAAAACAGCGCCACTGGATCTCCCCTCATCTTCCGTACCTCTTCGGGGACAGGTGTCACTCTTCCCACCAACCAGTGGGTTTTCCTCATCAGTGACGGTGCTTCCGTGGTGGATACCACCCCCACCTCCCTTACCAATTACGCCCGCCTCAACGCCAACAACAGCTTCTCTGGTGAAAACATCTTCACCGATGCGGTCACTATCCTGGGAGAATTCCAAACTTCCTCTATTATCGCATCCGAAGCTTTCTTTTTCTCTACAGTCAACATCGCGAACGCCAGTGTTTCTGGGAGTTTCACGGTTTCTGGCGTGTCTACTTTCACTTCCGTAGTCAACGTCCGCGCCAACCTCAGCGTCACCGGAGCCACGAACCTAGTTGGTAACGTGGTGGTTTCCGGCGTCGCTACCCTGGCTTCTGCTGTGGACATCAAAGGCGCAACTTCTCTGGCTTCTACCTTGGTTGTTGGCGGCAACACCACGCTCAACGGCAGCGTCAGCGTGTCTGGAAGTTTCGCTGTTTCCGGGGCATCTACTTTCACTTCTGTCGTCAACATCCGGGCCAACGCCTCCGTAGTAGGCAACTTTCTAGTTTCGGGATCTACCATCCTAGCGTCTGCGGTAGACATCAGGGGGGCAACTTCTCTTGCGTCCACGTTGGTCGTCGCAGGTAACGCTACTTTCAATAGCAACGTCAGCGTTTCCGGGACGTTGACTCTTCCCGCTGGAAGTAGGATTCGGACATCCGGGCCGCTTACTTCTGAGTTTAACGGCCATGTCGATTTTGGACCAACTAGCGTTTGTTTTGTGACTTTTCGGCCTAACGCTGTATCCCAATTTCAAGGACCAGTACGAATTGACACTGTGATAGTTTCGTGTTCTAACACGACGTTTTTTCTCACAGATTTCTCCATGATCTCGTTTTCAGAGATCGGATCGGTGAACCCTCGTATTTATGGGACTGGTACTTCGGCAACCCAGAACATCAATATAGTTACTGCCGATGCCGGAATAGTAATTACCACCGATATCGGAATAGATTCGACCCTCAGCCTGTATGCTAACAACATTGTTGCGACAGGTTTCTTCACGGTAAGTGCTGGAAGATTTAACGTAGATACCTCTACGGTATTCACCAGCGGGGTGCAGATCGAAGGCAGCGCGGTAGCTTTGGGATCTGGTCAAATCCCGGAAGGATCTCAACTTCTGGTGATTTACAATGGCACTGCCCCTGTCTCTTCGACAGCAGACGGCGTCATTTTGTACGCTCAAGACATTGCGTCTAGTAGCGAGTTGCGAGTCCGAGATGAGGCAGGTAACGTCACTACTCTTTCTCCGCATAACTTTCAATTGTGCGGAGGGCCGTCTGAAGACTTGGCTTGGTCCTACTACGGAGAAAAGAATGGCAAGGCCATCAACGTAGACATGCTGAAGCTGGCTCGGGTCCTTGAAAAACTTTCTGGGGAGAAACTGGTGTACGTGGGAGATGCGCCATGAACGATGATAGCGTAAAGACCGCCGTCGATGTCGCATCTGTTGCCACTGTCGTCGGTACTCTTGCGGGTATGCTTCCAGCGATTGCGGCGCTTTTCACCATCCTGTGGACGGCGATTCGGATCTACGAGTCTCCTACCGTTCAAAACCTTCTGAAGAAGTTCCGTGGCTGACCGTCCTCAACTCGTCCCTGTAAAGCAGCGCCCCGGCATCGTCCGCGAGTTGACTCGCTATGCGGGAGAGGGCGGCTGGTACGACGGTGACAAAATAAGATTCAGGTCCGGACTCCCCGAGAAAATCGGCGGCTGGCAAAATGTCAATGGTATTGCAAACAGCGATTTGGTCCCCGGTGCGGGGAGGGCTCTCTTCTCCTGGGTGACCCAGCCTGGAATCAAGTATGTCGCCTTGGGCACCAACTCCCACTTGATGATTTGGGACGGCGGCAAATTTTTCGACATCACTCCCATCAGTGTTTCCGTTTCCGTCACAAACGCCATCAGTACTTCCGCCGGATCCACAACCATCAGGCTTTCCGTCACTTCCCACAACCGCACCACTGGTGACTACATCTACTTTACCTCGGTTGCCACCACTGCGGGCGGCAACATTCATCCTGTATCCGCCCCGCTTGGCGGCTATCGTGTTTCCGTAATCGACCCTAATACCCTCTCCATTGATGTCGGGGTTACGGCAGCGGCAACTAGCGCCACTTGCGGCGGAGCCATTACCGGCTACTTCCTGGTTTCTTCAGGTCCTGTTTCCAACACTCTCAACAATGGGTGGGGTGGCGGAGTGTGGGGCGGCCTTACGGGATGGGGCAGCCCTCTGCAAAATCTGACTCCCCTCCAAAATTGGAGTCTTGATAACTGGGGCGAAGACTTGGTTGCCTGCCCCCGCAACGGCGCCATTTACTACTGGGACAGCAGCGGGGGCACTGCCAGCCGAGCATACCTTGTCTCGACTTCCCCTTCCCAAAATACTCAGATCTTGGTTTCCCCAGAAGACCGCCACCTTATCGCCTTTGGTTGTCCTGACGCCCTCACCAGTGTAGTCAATCCTCTATACATCCGATGGTGCAACCAGGAATCCATCAACGATTGGAATGCCTCCGCTACCAACACCGCCGGAGACAAAGTCCTATCCGGGGCCACTAAGATTGTGGCGGCCCGGCGCACTAGGGGCCAGATTCTTATCTGGACCGACGAGTCCCTTTTTGCAATGCAGCAAATCGGGCCGCCCTACACCTTTGGCTTCCAACTTGTCGGAACCAATTGCGGTGTCTTGGGCCCTAACGCCATCACCGAAGTGGGCGGCAAAACTTTCTGGATGGCTGATGAACGCTTCATGGTATACGATGGTGCGGCGGCGCGCCCGATGAAATGCGACGTACTTCGGTACGTCTTCGATGCTCTCGACACCTCCCAACTTGACAAGATCGCTTGCGGCAGCAACTCTGCCTTCAACGAAGTCATTTGGTTCTACCCCACCACTTCGGGAGAAGTCGATAACTACGTCATCTACGATTACATGCAGGACGTTTGGAGCATCGGTACCTTGGTACGTACCGCATGGTTGGATCAAGGCGTCAATGCCTACCCTATCGCTGCGTCGTACGAGGCTTCTGGTACTCGTCTCTACTACCACGAATTCGGCGCCAACGCCGATGGCGCGGCCATTAATTCCTACATTGAGTCAAATCTTTTTGATCTCAACGCTGGCCAGGAATTGATGTACGTGGACCGCATCATCCCGGACTTCAGTGACAGGGCTGGCGGCCCCATGCAGGGCAACCTTCAACTTACTCTTGCAGCCGTCAAGTACCCCAACTCCCCCACAGAAACTTCCAAGGGTCCGTACACCGTATCCGCCACCACCCAAAAAATCGACACACGGTTGCGTGGACGCCATGCCTACTACCGTATCGAAAGCAACGACGTTGGAGCTTCGTGGCGAATGGGTACGCTGCGTTTTCGCCTCACCGCAGATGGTGAACGATGAAACCTATCCTTCCTCTCCCGCCCCCGTCTCTTCCTCCCGATGCCCAAATGGCTTGGGCTGAGTTGAATCGGGTTCTCACCCTATACCATGCTCAGGTAGTGACGGGTCCTGCCGTTACCGGCTATACTCTCACCGGCGCTACCCCCACCAGCGCCACCCTAAACCTGGGTAGCATCAACGTCACTGCCGTAGCTATCACTGTCGCCAAACTCATCACCGATCTGCAATCCAAAAATCTCATAAAGGTGCAACAATGAGGGGCATCGATTCTGTCATGAAGGGATACGCCGCCGGGGGCAGCGTCAACCCCTTCACCGCTTATGCCGGGGGAGGAGTCAATCCCTTCACGGCTTTGGCGGCCCTTCCTTCTCGACCTACCTATGCCCCTTCGCAAGTTTCCGTGACCCCCGTTTCCACTCCCGGGTACATGTCCATCTACGGCAATCTTTCCGCCGTGGCTGCAGAACAGGCCCGGCGCAGAGCCTCCACTTCGGTACCAGATACCGCCATTGCCATCTCCACTCCGGGAACCAATGAATCTGTGAGTCAGGGCGTCCATACCCTAGGAGATTTCGTGCCCGCTCCTACCACCCAAAGCACCCCGGGGGAAGGAATTGTCACCATCTCCTCTCCCTCCAATCCTATGGCTGATGCCCTAAGCAGGTACGGTGGCGAATTGCCTGGGGCTGATATTGCCAACCCTACAGCAACCATGCTTGCCAATGCTCTCGATGCTTACGGGGGCGAGGTTCCAGGTCTAGATGCTACTCCTATGACTCAACCTTCAGGGGGGTCTACCCTAGGAGATCTGGCGAAAGCCGGGTTAAGTGCCCTGACCTTTGGCCCCGCGTCTTTCTTTGACATCCTCGGAGGAATTGCGGCATCTCAGTACAAGGATCCTTCCGGCCCAGTCCAAACTCTGTCCCAGATGCTCACAGGTGCGCCCGGCTATTCTCCGGAGGCTCTCGCAGAAATGAAAGCCCGAGGGGAAGACGCAGGCATAGCGGCTGCTCAAGCGATCCAAAGTGGCTACCTTACCCCGGATTTGGCAGCCACCATTCTCACCAACAATCCCAACCTTGTTGGCAGTGTTTCTCCCGCTGTGACTGCAATGGAAAACTACCTTAAATCCGAGACCCCTTCGCCAGAGTATTTTACTCCAGAAGTCTTGGACAATCTTCTCAGCAATCTCAGCGACAATACCATCACTCGCGACGAATCCAAGGCAGCCGTAGACGAAGCGTTTGGAAACATCGCGGGCCTCGGCGCCTACTCTCTTTCGACAGATACCGTTAGCGGCAGCGACGCTAGTGGTGGGGGATTCTCTGCGGGAGATGGGCAGCAGGACCCGGGAGGTGGCTGGGCTGAAGGCGGCTACATTCCCGGGAACAGCGGAGGCATGGATGATGATGTGCCCGCAGTCATCGATGGCAAGCGACCCGCGCGACTGTCTTCTGGCGAATTCGTTTTTGATGCCGCAACCGTAGCCGCGTTTGGCGATGGCAACAACGCGGCGGGGGCCCGCAAGTTGGACAAGTTGCGTAAAGCTATCCGCACCAAAGCCTACGGTCATCCCAAGCAACCACCTAAGAATTTTTCTGTGGGGGATTTGATTCGTGCTTATGACAGAAAGTGACATTCCGCATATCCTTCCCCTTCTGCAGGAGATGCACGAAACCAGCCCCCTCAAATTGCCGCCCCTCTCCCTCCCCAAGGTAGAAGCTACCCTGCGCAATTGTTTGCGGGATGGCGTTGTCTTTCTTGCGCCTCGCTACGAAGGCATCCTGGCTCTCCGCCATTGCGCTTTCTGGTATAGCGATGCCACTTTTCTGGCAGACCAAGTCTTCTACGTTTCTGTCCACCATCGCAAATCTCGTCACGCCCTCCGCCTATTGTGCGCGGCCAAAGCCTATGCTAAAATGCGCAATCTTCCTCTCCTCATGGCCACTTCTCATGGGGGCGATGTGGAAAGGAAGAATAACTTCTACCAGCGCAGCGGGATGCGGCTGATAGGCGGTGTTTTTGAAAGGGGACTCTAATGGCTTTCCTGTGTTCCTCCAGCACAGACACCGTATCCACTACGGGTAGTACCACCCAGACAATCCCCGCGTGGTACGAAGATGCACTGAAGCGTCTTGTCGCAGGCGGCGAAGCGGAACTGGAATCCCAGCCGTACCAGCGATACGATCCCAGCAAGCGGGTCGCTCCCCTTTCCCCCACAGAAACCGCCGCCATTTCGCAAGTCCCTCTGGCTGCTGGGTCGTATATGCCCGGCCTCTCGGCTGCGATGGGGGCCACGCTGGCGGGCACTCGCAGCCTTGCCCCCGAGGTGACCACGATGGGGGACAAGACTGTTACGACTCCGGGGGCCGATCTCTCCCCCTACATGAATCCCTACACTCAGTACGTCACCGACATCGCCCAGCGGGAAGCCATCCGCGATTACCAGAAGATGGTTCCACAAATGGGCTTCGAAGCTAGCCGCCAAGGTGCTTTTGGCGGCGCACGGTACGGTGTGCAGGAAGCCGAAAATCTTCGCAACTTAGGGCAGCGACTTTCTGACATCGAGACCCGGGGTTTGGAATCCGCCTTCACCGCAGGCACGGGCCTTTTTGAAAGGGAAGCCCAGCGCAATCTTGCCGCTGCCCCTATCTTTGGCAACATTGGGGCGCAAGCCCAGCAGCTAGGCCTCGGCGGGCTTCAGGCTACGATGCAGGCCCAGGCACTCCCACGTAGTCTTGAGCAGCAGCAGCGGGACCTGGAATTCCAGGAATACTTGCGAGGCCAAGGCTACGGGATGGGGCAACTGGGGGCTTTGTCCGGTTTGATCCGAGGTGTTTCTCCAGGGGGTACCACCACGACTACCAGCCAGCAACCTATCGCCCAGCAATCCCCCCTCTCCACTGCCGCGGGATTGGGCCTCGCGGGGGCAGGCATCTACAATCTTACAGGGGGCAAATTCAACCCCTTTTCTTTCTTTGGGAGTTGAGACTTCGCCATGGAAACGTGGAAAGAATTCCAAGATTTCCTCAACGCCAAATCGCTGGAAGAGTTGCAGACACTTCGGGGGCACCCCGCGTATTCGGGGGCGATGTCTCAGCAGCAAATTCAAAACGCCATCTACCAAAAACAACTTGAAGGATACAAGGGCAGGTCTTTCGGTACTCAAATTTTGGAAGGCTTTCGGCGGCTTACGTCACCTCTGGAATCCCTTACGTCCAAACCTCCGGGGAAACTGCCTCTGGTTGGCAGCACTCGCACGGATGCATATGGCCGAGGTCCGGGGGAAGAAACCAGCCAGGGAATCCCCATTCCTCCGAGTCCCCCGCCAAAAGCTCCGGAAGCTATCCCGACAGCGACCCCAGAAGCGGAAGCCCCCGCGCCTCGCCAAGCATCCCCCGCAGTGGCTCTTCCTTCGCCGCCTCGGGTCACTCCAATGGATCCCGAAAAGATCCTTAGCACCATCCCCCAGGTGCCTCCTCGGGAAGAAGAAAAAACCTTTAAGGCCGATCCGTACATGACGATGCTGCAGACGGGTTTGCGCATCCTCGCAGCCAAGCCTGAATTGGGGCAATCGGCCATCTCTCAGATCGCGGGTCCCCTGGCTGCAGGGGTCGAACAGTACCGGGGAGAGAAGCGCGAAGAGACCAAGGCTGCTCGGGAAGAGAGGGCTGCCCAGCGGGAAGACCTCTACAAGCGGGCGCAAATTGGCCAGCAGGCTGCCACCCTTACTGCCAACATCGTGGGCAAGAATCAGGAATTGGCTGTCTCTTTGGCGAGGGCGGGAGCCGATCAAACTTCCGCAGCCGCGCAGATGCTGCGCGCCCAGTCGGAAGCAAACTTCAACGAATTCCGCCAAAGGGTCCAGGACCCGCAAGTCATCAACGCAATGGCATCCCAACTGGCTCGGCGCAACACGGCCATCGAAGACATGCTTCGGGATCCCAAGTTGGATCCTGCGAAGCGGCGGGAGTTGCAGGCCGAAGCTAGTCTCAACCGAGACAACATCAATACTATCCGGGGGACCAGCCGCGCCGAAGTAGCCGCCGGGGCAACCACGGATCGCAGCACCGTTTCCGCTGCTGCCTCCTTGCGGGCGCAGGCAGCCAAGCTGCAGCTTGTCGATCCGGTGGCCGCAAAACAGTTGATGGATCTTGCGGAGTCTTTGGATCCTCGCGTCACTGCGCCGGATATGTCTAGCCTTCCTCCTCGCCCCTCTCGGTGACCCCCATGGAAACTCCTCGTAAGCTGGAGTGGGATGACGCCACCAACGCCTGGGTTCCGGCAGTGGGCAAAGCTGGAGCTTCCTTCGTTGAGTGGGACGGGTTCAAGTGGGTCGAAGGTAAAAACCCTGAAGGTCCCGGGGCTTTCCGTCGAGGCCTTGCCACGGGGATGGAGCAAATCAAGGGCACCCTTGCTGATGTTATCCCGGCGATGGCCCAGCAGGCATTGGGGTATGACGAAGCAGCCAAGCGCAACCTTGAGGAGTACAAGGCGCGCATGGAAGCCCTTCGTGCCCAGGGTCTCTTGGCAGATACGGACTACCGTAACGTACAAGATCTGTCGTCTGCCCTCACTTTCGCAGGCGAGGCAGTAGGCCAGACTCTTCCTTCCCTTGCTACCTCCATTCTCGGCGGCGTTGGTGTTGGGGCGGGGGCTGCCCGGCTTGGGGCGGGTCGCCTTCTTAGTGGCCAAGTGGCCAAGCGGGCCGCAGAGTTGGAAGGTCGTACCGTTGCGGGGGAAGTCCTCACCAAGGAAGCCGCTCTCGCCATCGCCACCAAGGAGGCCGCCAACAAGGCAGGCCTTGCGGCTGGCGCTTTTGGCGGATCCGCTCTCCTCAACATCCCGGAATCCTACCAGTCTTTGGCGGAAGCAGGCAATGCTTCCCTTGGCGCAGCTTTCGCGGTGGGTACCCTTAAATCTACTCTCGATGCTCTGGGCCCCATCCGCCTTCTTACCCGTGTCCGGGGGCCGGAGTTTTCTGACAAACTCACGGATCTCATTAGTGCCCGCCTTCTGAAAAATAAACCGGGAGTCGCAGGAACGGTGGGCGGCACCCTTGAGACTGCCGCCTTGGAGGGCCTCACAGAAGGTACCCAGCAACTCCTCGATGAGACAGCCGCTGCAATCCTCGCAGACAAATCCATTGATTGGAACCAAGTCATCAATGCGGCATTGATTGGCGGTGTCGGTGCTGCCCCCGTAGGCGCAGGAGCCGGGGCCCTAGGCGCTCGCCGCAAAGCTGCAGCAGAAACCGCAGAAACTGCAGCCGCCGAGGAAAGGCAAACCCAGCAGCAAGCTGCTCGGCAAAAGCAAATCCAGGAAACCGAGGAAGCTCTGTCCTTTCCGGAAGACTACGCTATCCGGCGGGAATTCGAAGAGATCAAAGATTCTGCAGGCTACACCCAACTTGCAGACTACTTCGCTTCCAAGGCTAGGGAGAAGGGAGTCTCCCAAAAAAATCGAGACCGTTATTGGGAACAAGCCACCCGCTATAATACGTTGGCCAAGACGGCGGATGCGGAGAATCTTGTCTCCCGTCTCGCCCAATACTACAACCTCAACGAGGAACAGGAGGCGGCCCTTCTTCGTTCGGCTACGGATTTCGGCGGCCCCAAGAGGGCAGAATTTGAAAACTTCGTGGCGGAAGTCCTCAAGGATCCCGCCGCAGTTGGCGCTATCCCCGGCCTGCAGACAGTAGAATTTTTATCTGTAACTCCCGCCCAGCCAGCCCAACTTCTCCTTCCGCCCCCCACGGAATTTTCCCTGGATGTTCCTGGCATCGGGGTCTTGACCCCCAAGCAAGCCGATGCTTACGTCAAGAGAATCTACGCCCAGCTTCAGCAGAAGCAGGATGAAGAACCTTCCGTGGATCGGGAAGAAAAGCTGTCCCAACTCAATCAGCTTGACCCCACGGTAAACACCCAAGCCGCGACTATCGATCCCAACGAGCGGCGGCGTATCGCCTTGAGTATCGCCACCGGGATCGACGTTTCCCAAATCCTGCAGCCCACGGAAACCCGTCTCCCTTCCGGGGAGACCGCCGAGACTTTGGAACCGGGGGAGCGGGTGACTCCCACAGGACAGGTCGGTACCCGGGAAGCTGCCTTAACATACGACAATCTGTATCAGCGGATAGTTGACAATCTTCCAAACGCTCCCGCCAAGGCTCTGGGGTTGCAGTGGCTGCAAGAAGCTGCGGGTTTCAAAAATCTTCCGCCCCCGCAAAATCCGCAAGATGCTGAAGCCGCCAAAGCTTACGCGAAGGATCAGGCAATCGGGGAAGCTGTCCGCGACAACGCCAAATATATCTGGCCGATGCTTGAGATGGAAGGGCGCATCGAGAAGCGGGGGTTCGGATACAAAGTGCGGCCCGAGGGCTTGCGCTTGCAGGAGTTGGGCGAAAAGGAAATCGACCGAATCGTCAACCTCCCCCGCCTGCAGCAAGCCCTCGATGCAGAGGCGGGCAAGGGTAAGAACTTGGGCCTCTCCTGGCTCACCAAGACCGTGCAACTTCCGGCAGCCCCGAAGGCGAGGCAGGCTGGTATTCGCCCGCGCGAAGCCCAGATGATATGGGATCGTCTGGAAGAGATGGGGTATGTCACCAAGGCGGGAGCCTTCTACAACGCCCTGCCCAAAGACCAAAGGGTTGCGAAGCCTCCGAAACCCAAGCCCCCGCCGTCAGCCCCGCCAGTAGCCACGCCCCTGGGCAAACTTCCCCCGAATCTTCCGGCGGGAAAGTGGTCGCAGGACGGCGTGGATCTTTTGCCAGATCAGATCGCTAAACTGGATTCGCAACTTGAAGCCGAAGCCCGAGTCGGGTGGTCACAGCTTACGACGATAGACGAAAAGATTGGGCACCTCCGGTACAAACTTCTTTCCGAGCAGCGTCGAACTGGGTACGAACATGCTGTAGTATTCAACCCTGCTGGAGATATCCTGTATGTTCACACGGACAGCGTAAGCGATTCGGTATCAACTCCAACTTCTTTCAAGGGACACACCCTTGAGCCTGACAACAATTTGATATTTCAGCATTCGCATCCAAACAACTCTGTATCATCCTCGGGGGACACGGGGGCATTTTTTTATTCCCCAGGAATTCTGGCGCAATTTGCCCACGGAGCCAAGGGCGCAGATGCCGTAACCTTTTCCACCTTCAAGACGCAGCAACACCCTGAAACCTTCAGGAAGGGGATCCTTGCCACGCATAGGACGGCGATTGCCTGGGGCTTGCTAAACTACCAAAAAGCAGCGTATAAATTTTTCCATTCTTGGGTAGCTGCCAACATCACTTCCAAGACCGCAAATAGAGAAGATAGATTCTTGTTGGCGGTTCGGCTTGGAAATCTGGCTGTCATGCGTACGGGGCTCATAGATTTTGCAGATACTGGCCCGGACTTGTTAGATTTTGTACCTGGGTGGGAAGCTGCTATTGAGGCAAACCACAAAAACTGGTCGGCCTCCTCCGGCCTTGACTCTGCCATTGCCAATTCAGGGTACCAATCCTTACAGAATGAGATGGACAACTATGGAAGACAATTCGCTGACAACTATCGTAGATACTCCCAGTCCTTTCGCCAGCCCGGAGGTTTTGAAAAACTACTCCAGGACATTGGCGCGCCTTCCCCCGGGTCCGTACCGGGATCGGCTGCTGAAGGAATTCCAGGAGTTTCCGAAGATACGCCAGGAGGTGATGGAAATCGAAAAGCGGCGAGGGCTGAAGATTTAAGTCAGCGATCCGAAACCCCAAAAACTATCGACCAACTTTCCCAGACTTCCCGCCAGGGATTCCCCCAAGGCACCCCGGCCCAGATGCAGAAGCGTCTTGACTCGATGTTCGACAGGATGGAGCGGTTGCAGAAAGCCGCTGACGATGCTATATCTGACGACTATTCGTGCGGGTAATGACGATGATTTGTAATCCCTCCAAGTCTGCTGTCGTCAACCGCGAGATGGAAAGGGCTGTCGCCCTCCGGCGCATCGAGGAGACGAAGGAGAAATCACCTTCTCTCCTCAAGCAGCTTGGTTTTGCCCAGCTTTTCGCCAACGGCTTCATCCAGATCGACAACCTTGCTACGCGCTTTCCCCCGCTACGTCCATTCGTGGAAGCCCTCCACATTGGGGAGAAGATGCGCAGCAATATGTCCCACGAATACAACCCCACATTGCGGGAAGTGGGAGACCTTTCCGATTCAGACAGCGGAAAGATCATGCGTCTCGTAGAAGCCGCCAACGCCGGGGACAAGGTGACTCAGAATGCGGATGGCAGCGCCACCGTCGTTGCGTCCAAAGATTACGTTGGCTTAAAGAAGGGCCAATCCTACACGCTGCCTCCCAAACTCAACGCCACCCTCAACAAGGTGCGTACCTCTCTCGACTCCCTCTACGACAACGTCATCCGCGCCACCGCCGCAGACTTGGGCTACGCCCCAGACACCCCCACTTCCCAGATGAAACCCGAGGACGCGGAAGTCATTAGCCTCCTCCTGGAGTCCCGCCGAGACAACTACTTCCCCCAGGTCCGCCGAGGTCGCTACGCCATCCAGTACATCCGCACAGTGGACGGCAAGCCTGTCAAACATCTGGAAGGTTTTGAAGCCTCCCTGGAAAAATCCCTTGCCCCCCTGAAAACTTCTCTCTCGCGCGTCAAGAATCGAGAAGCGGAATTACGCAAAGACCCCACCATCTCCGATATCGTCGTCCGCGATCTTCAGCAGGAACAGGAGATCTTCGACCTATATACTCCCAACGTGGACAGCCTGACAGCCATCGACTCCCTCTTTCAGGCCATCATGCTTCCCAACCAGAAGGATGCCTACGACACCACCCGCAAAGTCCTTCAGCGACTCAAGGCGGAAAGGGCGTCCAGCAGGCAGCAGCGTCTTCGTCGTCGCGCCGATGTTCCAGGATGGCTGCGGGAAGATAACTTCGATACCTACTTCAGGAGTACCTTCCCATCTTACGTCTTCAGTATGTCGGACTACATCGCCAACAAAGCCACCGAGGGGCTGAGGCGAGAATCCATCAACAAAATTGGGGATGGCCAACTCCAAAAAATTGCCCGGGATACCGAAGAGTATCTCCATAGCGACGAGGCTGCCGTCGCGCGCCTCAAAAATTTCACCTTCCTCTACACCATTGGCGGCAATCTTTCTTCTGCCTTGGTGCAGCCGACCCAACTCCTGCATACTACGTGGCCTCTTTTGTCTGGCATCGGAGGCACAGGCCGCGCGGCCACCATTCTTGCCAAGGCCACCACCGATATCATCGGCGGTTTCTCTTTCAAGACCACTGCCGAAGATATCTTCAACATCGATAAGATGAAACTTCCTGCCGATGAGAAACAACTCCTTAGAGACATGTTTCGCAATGGGGTGGCAGAAGCCCTGCTGACTCGGGATCAGGCCCCCTCTTGGCTATCTCGCAGCCAGGACCCCAACATCTATGCCTTGGGCAAGGCTACCGGAAACGTGATGTCGGCCTTCTCCTTGGCCTTCGCTACCACGGAAACCCTCAATCGACTTG